AAGATTGTAGTAGAAGAACCTAAACTTGAATTTAAGAAACCAGTATTCAAAAAGAAATTAGATTTACCAAGGGCATCTGAGATTCCTGCTGCTAAGAGTTATCTTGAAAATAGAAAGGTAGACTCCACTAAGTTTTATTACGCTTCTAACTTTAAGGCATGGGTAAATACTCATAAAAAAACATTCGATTACATCAAAAAAGATGAAAGTCGAATCATAATTCCGATGTATGATACTGAAAGTAATCTGATCGGTTTTCAGGGCAGAAGTCTAGTTCCTAATTCTGTTAAATATATCACAGTCATGTTAAATGAGGAGGCACCAAAAGTATATGGATTGGATAAAATCAATAAGGGAGAAATTGTCTACGTCGTTGAAGGACCTTTCGACTCAACCTTCGTTAGCAATAGTGTGGCTATGTGTGGGAGCGATAGTAGCTTGGCGTGTCTTGAAGGAAGCAGCATTGTTTATGTTTACGATAACGAACCTCGCAATAAAGAGATTGTCGGTAGAATCGAAAAATGCATAGAAAAGGGTGAGCAGGTAATTATCTGGCCCACAATGATTGGAGATAAAGATATTAATGATATGGTACTTTCAGGACATGATATAATGTCAGTTCTGAAATCAAATACATATTCAGGATTAGAAGCACAAATCAAATTTAACAACTGGAAAAAGGTATGAGCAACGGCACGAAAGTCAAGAAGAGAAATGGTTCTATTGAACCACTCAATCTTGAGAAAATGCATGTGATGGTGGAGGAAGCAACCAAAGGACTAGCAGGAGTTTCTGCAAGTCAAGTAGAGATACAATCAGGTATACAGTTTTATGACGGAATTACTACGGAAGAAATACAGGAAATACTTATTCGCAGTGCTTCTGATCTTATTGACCTTGATCATCCTAACTACCAGTTCGTCGCTGCTCGCCTTCTTTTATTTTCTATAAGAAAGCATTTGTTTGGACGTATGCATGAGAATCCATCTGTAATAGATCATGTACAAAGATGTGTGAATAGTGGTGTGTATGATGGAGAAATATTACAACTCTATTCCCAAGAAGAGTTTAATAGGTTAGAATCTTTTATAGATCATGACCGTGACTATCTTTTTACTTATGCTGGATTACGTCAAGTAGCAGATAAGTATTTGGTGCAGGACAGGAGTAGTAATGAAGTATATGAAACTCCACAGTTCATGTATCTTATGATAGCTGCGACCATATTTTCTAAATATCCACAAGAGACAAGATTAGACTACGTTAAAAAGTATTATGACGCAATCAGCAAACACAGAATCAACATCCCAACCCCCATCATGGCCGGGGTCAGAACACCCATTCGTCAATATGCATCTTGTGTTTTGGTTGATATTGATGACACCCTCGATAGTATCTTTAGCAGTGATATGGCTGTTGGCAAATATGTCGCACAACGTGCTGGTATCGGCATTAACGCAGGTAGAATCAGGGGCATCAACAGCAAAATCCGTGGTGGAGAAGTTCAACACACAGGTGTGGTCCCCTTCCTCAAAAAATTTGAGTCAACTGTTCGGTGCTGTACGCAAAACGGTATCAGAGGAGGATCAGCTACTGTCCACTTTCCTATCTGGCATCAGGAAATCCAAGACATCCTCGTCCTCAAAAACAACAAAGGAACCGAAGACAACAGAGTCAGAAAACTCGACTACAGCATCCAGTTAAGTGCAATATTTTACCAACGCTTTATCGACAATCAGGAAATCTCGTTATTTTCGCCTCATGATGTTCCTGACCTTTATGAGAATTTTGGCACCCCTGAGTTTGATGACCTTTATTGTTGCTATGAGAATGATCAATCCATCCCCAGAACAACAATCGGAGCCCAAGAACTTATCCTCGACCTCCTTAAAGAACGTGCCGAGACTGGTAGAATATATTTAATGAACATAGATCATTGCAATACTCACTCATCCTTCTTGGATAAGGTAGAGATGAGCAATCTATGTCAAGAGATTACATTACCAACTAAACCTATACAACACATTGATGATGAGAAGGGAGAAATTGCTCTTTGTATTCTTTCTGCTATTAATATTGGTAAGATTAGAGGTGTTGATGATTTAGAGGAACTATGTGATTTAAGTATTAGAAGTCTTGATGAACTTATTGACTTTCAAGGATACCCTGTCAAAGCAGCAGAAATCGCTACTAAGGCACGTAGAAGTCTTGGAGTAGGTTTTATTGGACTCGCACATTATCTTGCCAAGCAAGGGGAAAAATATGAGGATCCACGGGCATGGCAATTGGTTCATGATTTAACTGAGGCATTCCAATATTATCTTATTAAGTCTACTGTTCAACTTGCAAAGGAAAAGGGTGCTTGTACTTATTCAGACAGAACTAAATATTCTAAAGGAATTTTACCCATCGATACCTATAAAAAGGATGTTGATGATATTGTTGCTAATGAGCTGAAGTATGATTGGGAATCTCTTAGAGTGGATGTCAAGAAGTACGGTGTACGGAACTCAACACTGTCCGCACAAATGCCTTCGGAGAGCAGTTCCGTTGTGTCAAATGCCACAAACGGAATCGAACCACCTAGAGATTACTTGTCCGTTAAGAAATCAAAGAAAGGACCCCTTAAGCAAATTGTTCCGTCTTATGGGACTTTAAAGAATAATTATACTCTTCTTTGGGAAATGGAAAGTAATAAAGGGTATATTAATGTGGTTGCAGTTATGCAGAAATTCTTTGACCAAGCAATTAGTGGAAATTGGAGTTATAATCCAGAGCATTATGAAGGTTCTGAAGTACCCACTAGTGTAATGGCACAAGATTTATTAACTACATACAAATACGGTTGGAAAACTTCTTATTATCAGAATACATATGATAATAAAACAGATGAAGTAGAACCAATTTCAATGCAAGAAGGTTCATCTGAGGTTGGTATCCAAGGACATACCCAATTGGAAAATTTAATATCAGAATTAGAAAATGTTGAAGAGTGTGAGTCCTGTGCAATCTAAAGAATTAAAAGGAATGACAGTATTTAATACTCAAGAGGTTGATACCAAGAAACAACCTATGTTTTTTGGTAAACCCTTGGGTGTTCAAAGATATGATAACTTTAAATATCCCCAGTTTGAGAACCTGACTAAGCAACAGTTGGGTTATTTCTGGCGACCAGAAGAAGTATCGTTACAGAAAGATCGTGGAGACTATCAAACATTAAGACCAGAGCAGAAGCATATCTATACTTCTAATTTGAAGTACCAGATCATGCTCGATAGTGTACAAGGTCGTGCTCCTGGTATGGCTTTCCTACCTTACTGTTCTCTACCTGAGTTAGAGTCTTGTATGGAAGCTTGGTCTTTTATGGAGATGATCCATAGTAGATCATACACTTATATTATTAAGAATATCTATTCAGATCCTTCTGAGGTATTTGATAAGATCCTTAATGATCCAAAAATATTAGAACGTGCTGCTAGTGTTACTGGATCTTATGATGACTTCATTAATGAAGCACAGCAGTGGGGTCAGAGTAGTTTGTGGAAAGATATGGATAAGTCTTTGGACACATCTTTACCTGTTTTGGAGATGAAAGAGATTAAACGTAAACTTTATCGGGCAGTTGCTAATGTTAATATCCTTGAAGGTATTCGGTTTTATGTCAGTTTCGCTTGCAGTTTTGCTTTTGGTGAACTTAAGCTTATGGAAGGTTCAGCTAAGATCATATCTTTAATTGCCAGAGATGAGAATCAACACCTTGCTATCACACAAAACATATTAAACAATTGGAGAAAGGGTGATGATCCTGATATGGTGGAGATAGTTAATGAAGAAGAAGAGTGGACATATAAGATGTTTGAAAGTTGTGTTAATGAAGAGAAGGCATGGGCAGATTATTTGTTCCAAGATGGTAGTATGATAGGATTGAATGACAAATTACTCCAACAATATGTGGAGTGGGTTGCTAACCGTAGACTTAGATCTATTGGTTTAAAACCTTTATATGATATCCCTGCAAGAAACAATCCATTACCTTGGACAGAGCATTGGATTAGTTCTAAGGGATTACAAGTAGCACCACAAGAGACGGAGGTAGAATCTTATGTCGTCGGAGGAATCAAACAAGATGTCAAAAAAGACACCTTCTCAGGATTCAAACTCTGATATAGAGTGGGATTTAGAAGAACTTAAAAAAGCAATCATCGATAGTGCTGATGATTATGATAATATGATGGGTGGATAATGATTGATGAAGATTGGGATGCTATGAGTATTGAAGAAATAGCAGAATATTTTATAGATAAAAATTTTTATGAGAAGACTAGTTGTAATTGTCCGAAATGGAATAGGATGATGACAAGAATAGTAGAAAAATATGGAGAGATAAAACCATATCCAGAGACAGGATGTGGTATACATCCTAATGCTTATCTAAATAACGGAGAATAATATAATAATTATGAAATGGAATCGAATAGTGAAATCTTTTATGAAAATCCCTGGTACTACCAAGGTGCAGCTTTCACTACTGATGATATTGGCGATTTCTTCGGTTTCGTCTACAGGATTACTAATTTACAATCGAATAAACAATATATCGGTAGAAAATATTTCTGGCAAAAGCGTAAGCCTAGAGGTGGCAAGAGAAGGGTTACATCTGAGAGTGACTGGAAACGATACTATGGAAGCTCTGCAGAACTTAATTCAGATAGAAAGCTTCTTGGAAACGCAGCGTTCAAACGAGAGATCCTCTCCTTACACTCCAGACTTGGAGATGTAAATTATGAAGAGACCA